TGCTGTGGCTTCCAATCTTTTACCAGATGACCGTAGGGAAGTTGAAGAGGGTCATGGACATGATCCTGTTAAGATAATTCCACTTTGCGCCCAGTATGGCGACAGTGTTTATTTTACAGTTCCCAATGGTGACTTAGCCGGAGTAGCCGGCGTACAGGAAGATGGCAGAATCTGGATGCTATGTACACCAGCTATTCATAAGTACCCACTAACTTTTGCAAGAGAAGCTAAAAGATATGTGGAAAGTAGACAAGAGAAGTTGCTTTGGAACATCGTTGATAAAAGAAACAAAGTTCATGTAAAACTACTCAGATTCCTTGGGTTCAAATTTTTAAGGGAATTAAAACACGGACCTAATCAATTACCATTTATGGAGTTTTGCCGTGTGTTTAGGGGCAGCAGCGAGAACAGCTAATGCTAATGCTCGCCGAAGATATGCTTATGAAAATGAGCGAAGAGAGCGTAAGTGGATGCAAACAATATCCATTTATAATGCTCAAAAAGTTAAATACGAAGAAGACGTACAAAATGCTGGTCTAGCTCAAGCTCAAGCTAAAACTAATCAGCAAGAAGCGATGGACCTTGCAAGAGGTGAGGCGCAACTTAAATACGAAGAATTATTTAGAACATTACTTAAAGATAGTACTTATGGAAAATTAGTAGCTGCTGGTCAAACTGGGCAATCTACCAGAAGAAGAGCAACTATGGATTATGCAAAGTATGGTCGAGATGTCAGTGATATTGCAAGAAGATTAGTTCTTAATGATAGGGAGCTGGCGCGTAAGAGTTCAGCTGAAATATCTAAATATAAACAATTTAAAGATCAGGCATTTGCCAAAGTTGCATTTCAACCTATACCAGATGTTGCACCACCACAACCTGTTATGCAGAACGTTGGAGCAGCTATGTTTATGGATGCTTTATCTATCGGCTCATCTATAGCAACTATGGGTGGCAGTTCAGGATTTGGGATTTGGTAATGACAAACAGTTTTTTTAATTTTACAGAAGCTCCTGACTTTGCATCTGCAATTGCTGGGACATATGATTCTGTCAATGAAAGTTATGACAGACGTGAACAGTTAGAAAGAGAGAATGATGAAACTCGGTTAAAGAATGCCGAGATGCCTTTAAAAATGATTAAAGAGCTTATTGAGTTTGCACCAACTGCTAAGAAAATGGCAGATGGTATAAACGAAAAAAGAAGGCAAAATCTTTTATCAAAAGGTTATGAAGATATATCTGAAACAGATTTAGAGTCAGATCAAAATACAACTAACACTATTTTTGATATTGGTAAGGCTGAAAACTTTATAAAAAATCAAGCTTTAAAAGATGGAGATAATGTTACCTACGAAACCATAGATCTTAGTGGTTCCCATGGATTAAGAAGACGGCTTCTTATGATAGAGGAGATTAAGACTAGAGTTGGTACAGAATTTTTACCTTGGTATACAAAGAATTATCCAGATGGAGTTAATAATATTCAAGAAGCTAGGATGGCTTTTAATAAATATAAACAAGGTATTCTTACCAATGCTGATCAATTAGGTTTTAATTTAAGGTTTATTAAAAGTCAATTAAAGGAAACTTTTGATGCAACTGAATCGACATTTTATGAAACTGCAAATAAATCAGTAACTGCTAAAAATGTTCTTAAAGAACAGAGCAGAATGATTCAAGAAGTTACTAATGCTTTAAATTCTGACAATCCTTTACAAGCTTTTATAGAAGCATCAGAATATAATATTGGATATTTTGATGGCAACATAGCTAAAGCTGAGAGAGCATTCATAAACATAGGTATTATGGGTATGAAGAAAGGTAGTATTAATATTGAAAAATTTGAAAGTGTTCTTTTTGGAGAAGTAACTGCTAAAGGAGATAAGACAAGAATATTAATAGATAAATTAGGTGGAGGAGAAGAAAATAGATTATGGGCTATAAGTGTTCTTAATGAAATTGAAAAAGCTAAAGAAGGGGTATTTGAAAATATAGAATTAAATAGAACTAACTATGCAAAAAGTTTTGTAGAAAAAATACAAGAAGAGGAAAACAAGACTGGAACTCGTTTTAGTAAAGTTGAGTTAGCAGAATATGTAACTGAAAATTGGGACATAACTCAAGGTGGAAGTAACCTTCCTGAATTTGTTAAAAATAGATTTTCCAAAGAATCAGGTGACGACATTCTTATTAAAGCTCAATTAGATTACAAACTTGATAAAGGAATGCCTATTACAGAAGAAGAGGTACTTAAACTAAGTGACCCATTTCTTGAGGCACAGTACTTAACTAAAGTTAAAACTGGTAATCCTCTTGCACCATCTAAAGATTTCCAAAATCTTGCTCTGAATCAGATTAAAGGTTACGCAACTAAACATGCTGAACAGAAAGGTGTTCCTGTAGGTAGAGAATCTACACAATGGAATAATATTGTTGAAAATGCTGAACGTGAATATCCAATTTTCTATGCCAAGTATATGCAGACAGCTGACAGCACAGTAGATGCACATATTCTTGCTTTAAAGGAAATTCAAAAGAGAACAAATGAGGGAGTTTACGATAATTTAGTTGTAAATGTAGATGCAAATAAACAGAGAAATATAGATTTAGTTAAAGCTGAAGAACATATAAAAGTTATAAATCCAAACATAATGAATGAAGGTATTATTTTTGGTACTGAAAAAATACTTGAAGAAGCTTCTAAGTTACCTAGAGGTGAGACACACTTATTTTATGAGCAACTTGGTAGAAAAATTCCTGGCGTAACTGGGGATCAAATTCAATTCAAACAATTAGAAATATATAACAAGTTGAATGGTAAGGATAAACCAATTAAGTCTGAAATTTTATTAGCTTTTGAAAAACTAGATCCCACAGTACAATTTTATTTATCACATCATCCGTCACCAGCAAAAGTAGCTAGAGCAAAGATAGAAGCATTTAAAGATGATGCAGAAATTTCCTTTGATGAAATTGAATTTTTATTGCCAGCTGCTAAAAAAATTGTACAAGACATAGCTAAAGAAGAAGAAGGAAGACAACTACTTCGCCAATCACTAAGAACTAATGACGTTAAAATATCAGAGCTTGATAAAGAAGCAAGTGAACTAGTAATGCCTACAGCACAATGGGGTCAAGCTAAAGGTCCAGTAGAAGGTAGTTGGCAGAAGGTAAAAGGTGCAACAGGATACTACGTTTATAGAAATGGTGAATGGATTAGAAGCGGATCAAAAGGTCAAAATAACTGGTTTAGTTTCAGTCGAAAACTTAAATATGATGGACCTGTTGGTAAATATAAGGATATAGACGGCTTCTATAAAGATGGACCAAATAGTGTTGCTAAAGCTGGACCAACTTGGAAATCATGGAAACAACTTTCTGATGGTACATACATTAGATTTAATGGAAAAGAATGGGTTAAAGCTGAAGGTAATATGGCAATACTTAAAACCGATACTTCTCGTCTTGATGACTGGTGGAGAACTGAAGATTGGGTAGATAGACAAGGTGTTGAAGGTGATGAGTACATGGGAGAAATAGAAGGATATATAGACAGTGACGGTACTTTCAAAAAAATTAAGTAAATTACTACGGTAATGCATTATGAGTTCTGATTATCAGATTGACATTGATGCTCAAGCTATACAGGATTCTGCACTTGAGTTCAATGAAATATATGAGGAGAATGAAAAGCTTGAAGCTCAAAAAAGAGAGCAAGAACTTTTACTCCAACAACAACAAGAACAAGCTCAAGCTGAGTTTGATGACCCTAGAAATAAAGAAGGTGGTGGCGGATGGAGAGGATTCTCTAAGGAAATCCGATCTGCTATAGGTGGAGGATTGCAAGATACTGCATCCTCTATTGTCACCCTACCTGAAAGAGCCATTGATATGTTCAGTGGTGAGATGGTAGAAGAACAACAAACAGATGAAGGATACGGTGCAGAATGGGACGATTGGTTTGTAGATGATGCAAATCCAATTGAAACTAAGACATGGTGGGGAAGTGCTCTAAGGAGTCTTGTTCACTTTGGAACTATGGCTGCTGCTATTATTCCAGCTGCAAAAGCACTTGGGGTTACAGCTGCTACAACAGCAGTAGGAAGTCTAGTCAGAGGTGCTGGAGTCGGTGCTGTATCTGATGTTATCTCTAAATATTCACAAGAAGATAACGGTCTAGCTATTTTGAGAGATCGTGTCGGCATGATTGATACACCATTAGCAACTAAAGAACATGATCACCCTGCAATGAAAACATTAAAAAATGTTGTAGAAGGTATGGGTATTGGTGTGATATTTGATGGTGTAGGTATAGCTTTAGGTAAAGGTTTAAAGAAAACAAAAATAAATAAAGCTGGACAAGAAGTTGTAGAAGATGGGGTTGAAGATGCAGTAAGTAGAGCAACTGCTAGAGAAGCTAATGTCAATGCACAGATTGATGAAAAAGCTGTATTACAAGCTCAATCAATGAGAGGACAATATGGTGGTTATAAAAACAAACCTATATCTGACCCATGGCAAGCATCTCCAAACTCTACTGGTAAACCAGCTGATGTTTTTTATCAAAAACAAAGAATAGATACTGATTGGGGTTCGCAACATGGTTCTACTGATAGTCCATTTACACAGCGTCAAATAGAAAATCTTTCTGAAAGTGCGGATATTGCAGAGAAAGAAATGGTAGATCTTTTAAAACCATTTATGTCAGATGCAAGAATCCAGGCAGAGATTGCTGGTTTAAAAAGTGGTCAATCATTAGCAGATAAATTCTATGACTCTATAAGAAGAGCACATGAAGTAATGAATGGTAGGGAACGTTTGGAAGATATAGATCCAGATATGTTTGCTGCATTTGATGCTAGAAGTGACACTATTAAAGGAAAGAAAGTATGGCAGACAGCTGATGTTTTAGCAGCTGATTTTGTAATAGGAGCATTATTTAGAAAAGCTAGAGATCATGGTATAGCTGGAAGAGAACTATTTGATATTGCTGATTTAGCAGATATAGATGGTCCAGCTAAAGCTTTATATGACACTCTCGTTGGTGCGATTATTCAAAGAAAAATAGCATCATACACACGAGGTATGGAATTAAAAAACCTCGATGTACGTAACCCTGCAAACAAACAGGCTTTAAAAGATGCTGTTAATGCTGAGATAGATAAAACAAAACTTGCCTATCAAGTAGCTTTTAAATATGCTGGCGATAATCAAGATGACAGTTTATTCAGAGCATATTATGAAGCTGTCTCAATGAGTAATGACATTCATAACTTTGATGATTTTGATGCATTTATAAAGAGAAAGCTTAAAGGTGGAGAGTTAAACGGAAAGGTTAAAACTGGTGTTCTTATAAAAGAGCTACAGGGTGTAATGATTAACAGTGTTCTTAGTGGACCTAAAACTTCAGTAAGAGCAGTCATGGGTACAGGAACTGCTACGTTCTTAAGACCTTTTTCACAAGTTATTGGTGCAACTCTCACCGGTGATAAAACCACACAAAGAGCTGCTTTAGCAGCAATGAGTGGCATGATGGAATCTATTCCAGAAGCTTGGAAAGTATTCAGTACTAAATTAAATTCTTACTGGTCAGGAGATATCTCAACTATCAAAACCAGATTTAATCAAGTAACCAAAGGTGATGAGCAATGGGCAATGCTTGGTGACTGGATAGAAAATAGTGGTAGAGCAAATGCGGGAGATAAAGGTGCATATTATATGGCTAACATGGCTAGAGCTTTGAATGACAATAAGTTTCTTACTTATTCAACAAAGATAATGGCTGCTACTGATGATACCTTTGGTTTTTTATTAGCTAGATCAAGAGCAAAAGAAAAGGCAATGCGCCTTGCTATGGACCAATTTAATAAAGGTAATGTTACTGAAATAACTCCAGATTTATTGAAGAGAGCACAAGATGAATTTTATGCACAGATAACAGATGCTGACGGTAATATCACAGAAGCTGCAACTTTGTTTGCTAAGAAAGAAGCTACATTAACAACTGATTTAACTGGATTTTCTAAAGGTTTAAATGATGTGTTTGAGGCAGCACCATGGGCTAAACCATTCTTTTTGTTTGCAAGAACAGGTGTAAACGGTTTATCTCTAACTGCTAAACATACGCCAGGTTTTAACTTCTTAGTTAAGGAATGGAATGATATAGCTTTTGCTGATCCTAGTAATTTATCTGGTTTACAAAGATACGGAATCGAAACAGCAGAAGACTTAGCTAATGCAAAAGCATTGCAAGTCGGAAGATTAGCTATTGGTAGTTCTATTATTTCTATGGCTGCACTTCACTTTATGAATGGTGGTCTTACTGGTAATGGACCAGCTGACAGACAGAAAAGACAGTTTTGGATTGATGCCGGATATAAACCAAGAACTATAACTATTGGTGGAGTACAAGTTAGTTATGATTCATTTGAACCATTTAACTTAATACTTTCAACTATTGCTGATATTGGTGATTACAGCCAATTAATGGGTGAAGAATGGACAGAAGATAATTTACAAAAATTAGCATTAGTTATTGCTCAAGGTATATCTAGTAAATCTTATTTGGCTGGAATACAACAGTTTGTAGATTTATTTGGAGGTCAAGCTGGTTCATGGGAAAGAATTATTTCTGGATTAATTAATAACCAAATACCTCTTTCTTCATTAAGAAACGAATTAGGTAAAGTATTTAATCCTCATATGAAAGAATTAAATTCTGGAATCATTGAGTCTATTAGAAATAGAAACTTAATATCTGAAGGTATGGCTATTAATGAATTGCCTACTAAATACGACATGTTAAATGGAAGACCAATAAAAGATTGGGATTTTCCAACTCGTATGTTTAATATGTTTAGTCCTTTCTATATAAATCTAGATCAGGGTGCAGGGAGAAAACTTTTATTTGATAGTGGTTATGACGTAAGACTATCAACCTACTCATCCCCAGATGGACTAGATCTTAGTGATAATGCAAATCTAAGATCTTTATACATGAAAGCTATAGGTGATCAAAACTTAGAAGCTAAATTAAATGAACTTGCAAAAGATCCTAAAATTATTGCATCTATCGAAAAAATGCAAGCTGATCTAAGAGCTGGCAAACGAGAAATAAATCCGAAAACTGCATACGTTCACTCTAAAATAATTCATGCTTTATTTTTAGAGGCAAAGAAAAAAGCTTGGGCAGAAGTACGTAATCATCCTGAAGCACTACAACTATATGCAGAAGATAAGAGAATCAATATACAGAATAAAACTTCATTAAACACAACAAGAAACTATACATACCAAAACGCAGAATCAAATCCTTCTGATTTATTACTGCCTTACAGATAATCCACTCGCCAACTTAATAACCAAACGTTTGTAAATACAAATGGCGACAACTGAACATTTTTATACGGGCAATAACTCCACAACGAGTTTTGCCTTTACATTTCCATATTTAGCAAATAGCGATGTCAAAGTAGAACTTGACAACGTTTTAAAAACTGAAAATTCAAGTGGTCAAACTAATAATGACTACACCATAAACAATACAAACATTGTCTTTAACACTGCGCCAGGATCTGGTGTAAGCGTACATATTTTTAGAAGTACTAACGTAGATACAGCACAGGCAACTTATGCTGCTGGATCATCCATACGTGCTGTTGACCTTAATAACAACCAAACGCAGGTTTTATATTCTTCACAAGAAGGCGGTCAATTAATAAGACAATCAGATTTAAAAGATTCAATAGTTAACTCAGCAAAAATTGTTGATGGATCTATTGTCAATGCTGATGTTAATGCGTCAGCTGCCATTGCTGGTACTAAAGTATCTCCTAACTTTGGCTCACAAAATATAGTTACAACTGGAACCGGTGCTACTGGTAACTTAGGAGTAACAGGAAACATAACTGTCTCAGGAACTGTAGATGGTAGGGATGTAGCAACTGACGGTACAAAATTAGATGGCATCGAAACCTCAGCTACAGCAGATCAAACCGCAGCAGAAATAAGAACTCTTGTAGAAAATGCTTCCGATAGTAATGTATTTACTGATGCTGATCATACTAAGCTTAATGGCATAGAAACTGGTGCAACAGCAGATCAGACAAATGCAGAAATTAGGGCAGCCGTTGAAGCTGCTAGTGATTCAAACGTCTTTACTGACGCAGATCATACAAAATTAAATGGTATAGAAACTGGAGCTACAGCAGATCAGACAATTAGTGAAATTAAAACACTTATTGCTGGATCTCCTTTAGATGCTTCACACCTCGCAGCTAACTCAGTTACAACTTCTGAAATAGCTGATGCAGAGTTAACTACTCTTGCTGGTATGCAATCTGGAACAGCTTCTAAACTTGCTGACAGTACAGCTTTAACTGCTGACATTGCCGACATCAACCAGATTGATGGTATGGCAAAAGAGACAACCATAACTAATGACGATACTAAGTTTCCAACATCTGGAGCTGTTGTTGATTATGTAGCTGCACAGATAGCACCTTTAGGTGGTTTAGAAGTTATATCTAATGAAGTAAGTTTTCCAAATACCCAACCCGCAGCTGGTGTCGTTATATCTATATCTGATGCAGGGGGAACAGTATTTAATGGTTCTGGAGTAAGTACTACAGGAAGAACCGTAGGAGGATCAACAGTAACTATTAATGGTGCTCCATCTAGTTTAAATAATGAGACATTAGTAGCTGGTGTTGGCTTAATGGTTAGCTCTACTGGTTCTAGTCAGACATATAACTACCACAAAATACTTGGTAAAGAAGATGACATTAAACAGTTATCTGATGATATAAACGACTTTAATGCTCGTTATCGTGTAGGTTCTTCTAACCCAACATCTAACAATGATTCTGGAGACATGTTCTTCAATACATCAACTGGAAAAATGTTGGTGTACAACGGAGTTAACTCAGCATGGGAAGAAGTACAAAGTATTGGTAACTTCTTTATCTCTACTTTTTCTGAAAGTTTTGATAATAGTAGAACTGCATTTACAGTTTCCAATGCACCTACAAACGCACAACAATTAATAATTTCAATAAATGGAGTCATTCAGAAACCTAACAGTGGAACAGGTCAGCCAAGTGAGGGGTTCACTCTTAGTGGATCTACTGTTACTTTTAGTTCTGCCATACCTTCTGGGAGTGACTATTTCGTTATTGTACTCGGCTCGACAGTAAATATTGGTACTCCAAGTAACAACACAGTTAATTCAGCAATACTACAAAACGGATCAGTTACAACTGCAAAGATTGTAGACGCTAATGTTACCACAGCTAAGATAGCAGATGACGCTGTAACAGCAGCTAAGATTGCGGATAATGCAATTACAAACGATAAAGTTTCCTCAAGTGCAGCTATAGCTGGAACTAAAATTTCTCCTGTTTTTGGAAGTCAAAATATAACTACAACTGGTACTTTATCTAGTGCATCATTAACTCTAAGTAACAATAATTTAATTATTAATGGTACACAACCACAAATTCACCTTGTTGACTCTGACGGAAATCCTGATTATAAAATAAGAGTACAAGGTGGAATATTCGAGATAAGAGATAATACTAATGATGTCAGTAGATTTGAAGTTGCTGCTGATGGTCACGTTGATGTAGCTGGCAACCTAGACGTAGGTGCTGGCATTGATTGTACAGGTACAGTAGCTGCAACATCTTTTACTGGTGATGGTTCAAACCTTACAGGTATTAATACAGACTTAGTATCTGACACATCACCACAGTTAGGCGGTGACTTAGATACTAACGATCATCATATAGTTTTAGATCAAGATCATTATTTATATTTTGTTACTAATGGAGGTTCTTCATTCCTTGGTAAAACTGCATCAGGAACATATTTACAGAATAATGGTAATTTATATTTAAGAGGTGATGATGTATATATAAGTGGTGATAATGGTGATACTTTAGGAAAATTTATTAGAGGTGGAGCAGTAGAGCTATACTGGAACAACAGTAAAAAATTCCAAACACAAAGCGGAGGAGTAAGGGTTTATGGTGATTTAGAAAATCATAATAATAACTTTGTTGCAAAAGATAATTGTAAGTTTGCTGCTGGAAATAGTGAAGATTTACAAATATATCACGATGGATCAAACAGCTATATTGGTAATGCTACTGGAGATATAATATTAGAAAATTCTGGTGGTAATACATCAAATCAACTTAGATTTAGAGCTAAAACTGGTGAAGAAAGCATAGTTGCTCATGGTAACGGAAGTGTAGAGTTATATTACGACAACAGTAAAAAATTCCAAACAAATGGAGCTGGAGTTGATATATTTGAAAACTTATACTTGGGTGATAATGTTAATTTAAAACTTGGAACAGGTGCTGATGCAATTATCAAGCATAGTGGTAGTGATTTCACCCTAACCAACAATAGTGGTGCCATTGTTATTGGTAATAATAGTGGTACAGGTGTTGGAGAAGGTGAGATTGTCTTTAAGACTGGTAATAACAATACAAGATGGAGTATGACTTCTGGTGGTGATTTTATTCCAGCGTCAAATAACTCTTTTGCTATAGGTTCATCATCAAACAGAATAGCAATTCTCTATTCCAATGCTGCTGTAAACACTTCTGACAAAACTTTAAAAAATACAATTACCACATCTGATTTAGGTCTTGATTTTATTAATAAATTAAAACCAGTTTCATATAAATGGAATCAATATGAAGGAGAAATTGCTGATACAAGAACACATTATGGTCTAATTGCACAAGATGTTGAAGAAGTTATTACTTCATCTGGTAAAACTTTAAATGATTTTGGAGGAGTAGATAAACCAGATGAAGGTTGTATGGGACTAGCATATAGTCAATTTATTAGCCCTTTAGTTAAAGCAGTACAAGAACTTTCTGCAAAAGTAGAAGTATTAGAAAACAAAGTAAAAACATTAGAGGCGTCTTAAATGGCATTAACAAAAATAGGGACGGATGGTGTCAAAGATGATGCCATCACGTCAGGGAAGATACCCGCAAACGCTGTGGGGTCTAGTGAGTTGGCAGCTAACTCAGTTACAACTTCTGAAATAGCAACAGGAGCTGTAGTTACAGGTCATTTAGCTGGTGGATGTGTAACATCTGCCAAAATACAAGATGGAACTATTACACAGTATGATTTAGCAGATCAAGCAGTAACCCTATCCAAACTAGAACACGGCACATCATCTAACGATGGTAAGTTTTTACGAGCAAACAACGGAGCAGATCCTACGTTTGAGACTGTTACTGGTACAACAATAAACAACAATGCAGATAACAGAGTTATTACTGGCTCTGGTACTGCTAATACTTTAAATGGTGAATCAAACTTATTTTTTGATGGTAGTCAATTAGGTGTAGGTACTACTTCTCCATATCAGTATTCGATTGCACATTTTGAAAGTACAAATGGAATTACATTAGCAGGTAGTTCTCAGTCAAGACTTTTATTCAGACATACTGGTGGTGGTACAGACCTTAAGATGATGGATATTCAGTCAAGTAATGGAATAATGAAATTCCGAAAACTTGCTGATACTACAACTGCTACAGATAGGATGATTATAGATGCGTCTGGAAACGTAGGTATAGGTAAAACTCCATCTAATAAACTTGATATAGATACAAGTCATTATGTTGTAACAAACTCTGGTCAATCAACAACAGGTATTCACCTTGAAGGGAATCATGGAAATGCAGGTGAATATGGTGGTGGAATTTCTTTTGCTTGTGGAGGTGTAGGTTCTGCTGCAATTGCAGCAAGACAAGCTACATCAAGTCAACACGTTGTTGGCTTATCATTCTTTACACATGATTCAAGTTTTCCTTCAGATAATGCAGTTGAAAAAGTAAGAATACACGATGGTGGTACAACTTCCTTTAACAATGGAATTGGTCTTGGTAATGGTTTAACATATGCTGCTGGCAATACACTTGACGACTATGAAGAAGGTACTTTTAGCGCACATGGAGTAAACACAAGTGGACAAACATTCTCAACTGGTCTTACTGGGAAGTATACAAAGATAGGAAATTTAGTTTTTGTATCAATATTTTTCTTTGCTTATGGAGGTACATCTAACCAAACTGTGGCATATTTTGGTAATTTACCTTTTTCAGCAATTAGCGAACCTCATGCGACAGGTGTTATTACTAGAACTTCTGGTGGTGATAATGTAAACATTGAACATGAAGAATCTTGTTACATTGCACAAGGTGGTACACAAATAAGACAAAAAGGTAATTTTAGTTCAGGTAGCAGTAAAAACGTAACACTAAGCTTAACTTATAGAACAACAGCATAACATGGCATTAAGCGAAACAATAGAATACGACAAGATAGAAATTGTCGGTGAATACAAACACGTACAAGTACGTAAAGCAACAGTCATCAAAAAAGATGGCAAAGAACTAACAAGAGCATTTGAAAGGTATGTATTGTATCCAGACTCAGATATAAGTTCAGAACCAGCAGAGATTGGTTCTTTATGTAATACAGTTTGGACAGATGCGGTAAAAGAATCATGGAAAACATTCCAAGCATCCTCATCCCAAACATAGAAAAGATAGAAACAATATCAATACCTTTACCAACAGCAGACGTACCTTTCTATGTTCCTTTAGTCGTACCACCTAGCGACTTAAGGGAACCTGAGGGGGTACAAGCTGAAACAAGTGAAGAGGTAGATACAGGTATGAGAAACGTCAATATTCCAATCCTGGATTTTGATGTACCTTTACCAGAAAACGAAATACTTATAACGGCTTCTACTACAGCAGTCGTTTCTGTAGCTGCAACCTTAACTGCGACAGCAGCTTTTAAATGGGTTGTTACTGCTATGAAACCAATACTAAAAACAACATGGAAGAAACTAAGCCAGAAAAGCCAAAAGGCTTAATTGGTAAATTAAAAGACATAGGTGAAGAAAAAGAACATCAATTAGAAGTTTTAGGAACATTAGTAAGACTGGGCGTTGTTGTTTGGTCTGGTTTCATAATCACGATGAATTATGTTGATATACCTATGGTTAAGAAGTCTGGTAACTCAGATATCACTTTCGTAGCCAGCGTTTTTACTGGCGCACTTGCAACTTTCGGGCTTACTACAGGTAAAAACGGAAGTAGCAAAACACCTACAAATTGCCCTATGGCAAATAAACCAAAACCAAAAGCATGAAAAAACTAATTCTGCTTTTAGCTCTGTTATCACCCAGCATAGCTAGAGCCAATACTGTCACTCCCCAGTTCACAACAGGGAATATGACATCAAATACAGTTACGACTCAAACTATAAAAGAAGTCACAAAAAAGGAAGTCATGGGAGCTGCTGTTAAAACTTGGAGTGGTACTAACGTAACTACATCAGGAGATATTGCAGCCACTGATGCAACTTTTACCATCAAAGATGACACTAAAGCTTGGACATTAGAAACTACAACTAGAGCTGCTGGGCTTATAGAGAAATGGGATATCACAACAGACTATACAATCAACTCCACTACAAATTCCTACTCTGTCTTCTCACAATAGGCAGTCCGGTATTTGCAGAAGGAGACACAAATAATAATAGTAATCCTGTGGCAGCAGCCACGGGAAATGTAACCAATCAGGCAGTGCAATTTCAGAACAATGGAGCACCAAGTCGTCAATCTTTTAGTAATAACATTTCATGCAATGGAAGCACGATGACTTTTTCTCCTTTTTATATGGGAAATGATACGCAGCCTGAAACAGAAGACGGTTACGTCATATCAGAGAACTGGGGATTTCAAATTAACTTCTCAGTTCCTTTAAATAGAAACCTGACTAAACAATGCGAGCGCATGGCAGAAAGTCAGATACAAAAAAACAAGCTCGACTTTGAACTGGTTCGTGCACTTAAATGTGCAGAATTGCAGCAAAAGGGCTTCACACTACTTCCAGGATCTAGGGTTTATCACCTTTGCTCGGATGTAGTACCTATTCAATCAATCTTACCCAAGAAAAAATAATGTTAGCAATCGTAAAACCATTCGTGCTTAGTGCTCTAAGATCACCAAAATTCAAGACTTTTGTCGTGGAATTATTGGAAAAACTTGTAGAGCAAAGTGATAACGAACTGGATGACAAGGCACTAGCCATTGTCAAAAAAGGCTTAGGACTTTAATTATGACAGCTCCAAAAAGAATTAAAACTGGTAAAAACCAAGGTAAAAAGCAAGTTAGAGGTATGTCTAATTTGCAAAGAGAGTTTATGGAATCTTGGAAAACAGATTACGTACAACCAGCTATGCAAGACATGGTTAAGAAGAAAACAAAGAAAAAAAGTAGAACTGCTTAATTATGAAAAAAGCAACTGAAGAACAGTTCAGCGAACTACATCAGTTGGTCACAAAAGAGTTTTTACAAAGAGTCAAGAGTGGTGAAGCTACCACTCAAGACTTAAAAGCAGCCTGTGATTGGCTGAAGTCAAACGATATTACCGGTGTTGCATACGATGGCAACCCATTAGACAAGCTGGCAAAAGTTATGCCACAGATAGACCCTCAATTAGTAAAGGAGAGGATGTATGGCAGGCGGAGCTAAATACGCCAACGGCAACTACAAAAGCCAACAAAAAGCATATAACAAAACAAAAAAGGGATTAAAAATACGTGTCAATGCAAATCGACTTAATAGGAAACTTGGTACTTACGGAAATGGTGATGGGAAAGACGCTGCTCACTATAAGGGGAGCACGACCAAAGGCAGACTCCAAAGTCCATCAAAAAACCGAAAAAGCAGACTCAAAATACGTAAATGACCCCTCTATTACCTAGTCCAAAACATTACTTACACAACTTAATAACCATGACAAGTTCAGATTCTAAACGGCTCTGGAGAAGAGCCATTAAAGAGCACTTCAATTGTCAATGTGTTTATTGCGGAGAAAATTATGAATTACACGAACTTACACTCGATCATGTCCA